CGCACTTGCAAGTTACAGGACTGATCAAAGTGTTAACGGGTGAGTGCTCTGACATACGCCTGACAGGCCTGCAAGGCGATCAGTCCACGGTCGCCGGCGTCGGTGATGGCGATAATTCGTTGAGCATGCGTCGGGTCAAGTCGGGCGCGTACGGCACCATGACCCACGCCGCCGGGGCCGGGGGCGGCAGGCACTGATCCGATTGACGGCGTGTCTGCGACATCGAGGAGGACTGACAGCCGCACATCAGCAGTGGCAAGACGATCACGCAGACGAGCTTGATCACGTTCAACATCGGTTAGCACCTGGTAATGATTTTTCTCGCTGGCGGCCAGTTGTTGCTCAAGCCGCAATCGCTGCTCATGAACCGCTTGCTGCCGAGTGGCCGCCGCCAGCGTCAGCTGGTTCAGCGTTTCGCCATGCAGCCTGGCCTGCTCTGCCAGTTGCCGGCCGTATCGCCAATCCTGAACTCGCCACGCCATCGCTGCCGAGCTGCCCACCAATACGGCCAGCAACACGGCAGCGCCAAAGGCCCGGTAAGGCAACGGAATCAGACCGAAGGCTGGCATAGCACCGCCCTCGCCCGCGCCCAAAGCTGCAAGCGATCCTGCAAGCCGTTCAGGCCACCGTTGATGCGCCGGGTGATGCTGTTGAACTGGTCGCGATCGGCCAGTTCATTGAGACCGTTGCGCGCCCAGAACCACGCGGCGGATTCAGCGGCCCATTGCGGCTGCTCCAGCAGTTCAGGCGACGCCAGCAAACGCTCATCACCAAACAAGCCGAGGCTGCACTGGCGATAATTGTGCCGACCGGTGATCTGGATCAGGCCTCGTCCGCGATATCGTTGGCCGTCGCCATCCGTCTCCGGCGAGTTGCCCAGACGTGCCGCCAGCGCACCGGTATCGTATTTGCTCAGGTATTGATCAGAGCCCAGTTCGCGAACGTAGTGTAACTGGCCCGATTCATGGCCGACCTGAGCCAGAAAGGCGGCAATGCGCAGGGGCGTGTTGATGTTGTGCCGGGCCATGGCGCTGTTGAGGGCGGAAATGAAAACGCCCGCTTGGGTGCGGGCGTTCGGATAGATCTTGAGTAGCTGTTGTTCGGTGCACTGCATCGCTCGCTCCTGTGATAGATGAATGGCGCGCCCGCCGGCATTGTCTGCGCGTGTTATTGCGTTGAACCCAGACAGGTCGCTGCGAGGGTGCAGCGATAGCTGTTCTGACGGCTGCCGCTGGCGGTGACCTTGTCGATCGACCAATGCCCGCGCATGAAGTCAGGCCAACTGTCGTCAAGTACCACCAGCCCTTCTGCACACAGTGCCGGGTCGCCCGGACAACTGATGGTGACCTTGAGCATTTCACGCATCATCCGGCGCACTTCGCCTTCGCAGGCTGCCCGAGCCTCTTCAGCATTCTGGCAACGTCGGCGCATGGTCTTGAAGGGTGCGATGCCGCTTTCGACGATGCGTTCCTCGCCAGCGGCGGCGTCCCACCAACTCATTTTGCAGCCCTGGTATTTCGCCCGCGCGGTTTCATCGAGGGTCGCGGAGATGAAGCCGTGATCGTCCGGGCGGTTGTTGGTGGTCACCGACAGGCGCACGTTGGGCAAGACCTTGCCCGACAGCGATTTCGCCTGACCGCGCCGCGCCAACACATACAGCTCGTTGACCGGTTTGGCCACCGCGTCGTGAGTCCGGGCCAGACGCGTCAGAAAGCCCATGTCGGTTTCATTGGACTGGTCGACATGATCAATCTTGATCAGCGCCAGATCCGGCGCGACCCTGGGAGAAAACCCGTGTCGCGAGGTCAGTTGGCGGAACAGTGCGCCGAGGGTGGTTGGCCCATGACTGGCAGAGCGCCGCTGCTTGAAGCCGGTTTCGTCCCTGGCGCTGAAGGGCGCGGCCGTGGCCACCAGCGTCAGGCGCAGGGGAAACAGGGTCGGTGTGCGGCGGGTGATGACAAATTCGCCTTTGTCGACCAGTCCCGACTCACGATAACCGACAAGCAAGCCGATTTTTCCATCCAGGCTCGGCAGCCCGGGCAAGCCTTCCAGATCAATGGTCAGGGACAGTTGGTCGGACTCGATACCCGCCGCATCGATGTGTTGCCAACTGAGTAATCGTTCGTTGAGCAGGGCCGCATTGGCCCCGTAGATTTCCACGGCCGGGGTGAATCCAAGTGTCATATCGCCTCCTTAATCCCAGGCTGAAACCGGCGCGACGGCCATCGGATGACGTTCCACTTCCGGCAGGCTCACCCACACGCCGGCCGGGAGTACCGCGGCCTGCTCGCTCAACGCCGGATTGAGGCGCCAGAGCGCCTCCTCGGCGGCATCATCGCTACGCCCCGTTTCTCGAAACAGCAACAGGTTCACCGAATCACCGGCAATACTTCTGACTCTACGCATTGGTGTACTCCGCCAATTCGACCGTCCAGTCGATGACCATCGCTGTGCCGTCATCAATCACCAGGCTCTGATTCTCAGTCAGGTCGTTGATTCGCCACAGCCCCCAGTTACGGCCAACGCCATCAACCAACGGCAACGGCACCCGCAAGGCCTGCAAGGCACGCAATTCATCCAGACGCCCCATCGCCTGCGCATACATCGACTTGCCGCCGATGACCAGGGTTTGCAGGCCTTGGCCGGTCTGGCTGGACTTGGGTTTACTGGTGAGGATGTCGATGTTTGCCCAGCCACCGTCCGATTTTCGCTGCAAGTTGCTGTAGGCGAAGTTTCTGGACAGGCCGAATATGAAATCACCCAGGATCATCTGCTGCTTCATCAAGCCACTCCATCTGTCAGGGCCGTGTCACGTCGTGTGGCCAATGCGTTGGCCGGCATGAGTTGACCCAATTGTCCCAGCGTCGTCTGCACCACCAGATTCGCCAGCTCCTTGGCGCTGGCCAGATCCTGGCCGTTGATCTGAATGGTGGAGTTGAACGTGATGGGTTGATTGTCCGTGCGGGTACTCGTCAGGTCTTTGCTGACCTGTGCCGGAGCTTTAAGGCGGTCGACCAGGACGCTGAGTTTTTCGCCCAGCATCGAGCCGAGCTCAGACCCGGCAAAACCTCCCAGCAAACCGCCGATGGCGGTGCCTACACCCGGGAGAATCAGCGTGCCGAGCGCCGCACCCGCGGTCGCCCCGGCATAGGAACCGGCCAACAGTCCGGCCGATGAGACAACGGCTTTGCTGTCACCTTGCGCAACGCCCTGAGCAATGCCAATACCGGCATCGAGTAACCGCAAAGGTTGCGCCCTCTTGGCTAGAAAGGAGCCCGCCGCTGCCACTTTGCCTTGCAGAGGGATGGCCTGCGCGGAGCCAGTCAGCGTCATCAGGCTCTGGGCCTGGGTCATTGCGGGTCTCATCGAGCGGGGTTGCACGTCGACGTTGCGTATCACCGGATTCGTGGCGTTGACAAGAACCTTGGAACCCCTGGTTTCCCTGACGTTACTCGAGCTCTCGAAACCCCTGGAGTCCCTGGAATAGTCCGGTTGCGTGAGAGGGCTCAGTCTCTTCTTTTTGCCGCGTGACTTCTGTTCTTTTTTCTTGTCTGCGCCGCCCTCCCTGGGCTGTGGATTTTCGCCTTTGCGGCTTTTCTCTTGGGTAGGCATCTCACCTTGAGCACTACCGCCACCCTCTTCCCCCAACAGCTTTCCCAAACCAAAAGGCAGGCGCGGCGCTCCTCGCTTGAGGATTTTTTTAGCAACATTGGTGAACGCTTCGTCAACCACCGATTCCACCAACTTCGATGCGATGGAATACAACCCTACCGCGACAGCCGCAAGCCCGGTGGCCAATTTGGGGTTTTCTTCGGCAAACGAGCTCAACTTATCAACCTGTGTGCTGAGCCCGTTGGAAAAGTCCGGTGTTACCGCCTCGCGCAATCGATCGAGACTCGCATCCAAAGCATCCGCAGACACTGGTGTGCGGCTCTTCGGAGCTTCAGCGGCTTGAGTCGTCTCCAGCGTTTTGCCAAGGCTCTTATCCTTGGCAGGCAATGCCAAGGGCGATGCAACTTGATGCTCTGTCGGCCCGTGTATCAGCGACTTCAAATCACAGGTGCACGCCTGGTTTTGCACTTTGATTGGCATCACCAAACGGGGCGCATCGGAAGATGAGCGCGGGCCAATATCGGCGTCGAGTCTGGGTAGCGACTCACTTCGAGCATCCGCCACACCCGTAAATGCTTTGAGTTGCGAACGAGGAGAGGACAACACTGCCGTCAGCGACGCCAATGCCTCACCGAGCTTGCCCTGCCCTGTCGTCAACAAACGGATGTCGAGGCTGACCGTGTTCAACGCCATGCCGAGCTGCGTCAATGCATCCTTGAAACCAATTAACCCGAAGGGTTCCGACGCAATATTGAAGGTCGGTAGTTCGAAACTATTGAGCCTCGCATCGACCGTCGAGTACTTGCTGTCTGCCATCCTCCTCTACTCCTCTTTCACGCCAAGGCGAGAGATCGCTATGTCATAGCGGCGCAACGCCTTTTCGACGTCCCACTCCAGAATTTCCGTCTCACTTACCGGGTAAATGAGCGGCACCACATCGAGGATCACTTCGATGTCGCGTTCCGAAAGAAGGCCGCCGGTTGGTTTAAAAAATCGTCGATGCGCACCTGCAATTGCGTCCAGTCAGGCACGGTCAACTGGGCCAGGTCGGGCAGCATCAGGCCAGTGCAATGGGCGGTGATGAATTCGGCACGCTCCTTGCCGGTCTTGAGTTTCTTCATGGCTTTGGTGGCACGCAGCACCGGCATTTCCAGGGTCAACTCGGTCAGCGTGCGACCGGCAACGGCGAGCGGTTGCAGCAGTTGCACTTGATCGGGATCGATGGCCGGATCGTCCTGCTCAACCGGCTGTAGAAAGAACGAGGTCGGCCGGGTCGACATTTCGTGCACGTACTGCGCAATGCTGACGAAGTCCGGGCGTTTGAGTTGGTCGAGTTCCTTGACCGACAAACCGGTGGCCAGCAGCGCCAGCTCAAAGAACTGATCGTCCTCATCATCACCGGCGCGGGCCAGCGCCTCTTTCTGGGCGGCGTAGAACAGCGGCTTGAGCAGGATCTGCTCGATGTGCGATCCGTCGTCACCGGTGATCGGCGACAACAGTTCGTGTGTGGGAGGTGTCCAGGACATGTCGGAAATTCCTTTTTGATGCGTGGCGGGATGTCGCGTAGGGCCAAAATCCTTGTGGGAGCCAGCCTGCTGGCGATTGCGGTGTGTCAGGCGATGTCAGTGTCGACTGGCACGCCGTCATCGCGAGCAGGCCGGCGCCTGCAGGTTATGTGGATGGCTGGGGGGTTAAGGCAGCAATACCGCACGGCGTGCATCGCCAAGAATGTCGACGCCGCTGAGCACGAACTTCTGGGTGCGCACGTCGATGTCGATCACCGTGACGCCGTTTTCCAGACGGCTGTAGGTGCGGCAGGACAGTTCCAGCGTAGTGGTGGGTTTTTCGTTCATCTTCAGCGCGGTTTCAGTCAGCGACTTCAGCTTGCCGCCGACCGTGTGATAGGTGAACCAGGTGTTTCCGTCCTGGTCCTGTCCGCCTTCACGAACGCTCAAGAGAATGTCATCACCCAGATTCACCCCCAGTGCCAGCAAGATTTCCGGGCCCATGCCTTGCAGTTTGAGCGAGGCGCCGAGGACTTTGCCGCCCTTGGCCATTTCCTCGCCGATGAAACGGCCGCCACGCATCTCGTCCATCTCGAACTCGATCTTCGGCGGGGTGAACTCTTCGACCGTCGCCGACAACGGCAGGCCTTGCAGGGTGGCCGCGATGGCCTGTCTTACGCGGTTGGTAAACATTAGAGAACATCCTCCAGGAACTGCTCGATGATTTCATCGCGGGCATTGAGTTGATAAACCATGTGCTCGTTCGGCGCGTAGCGGCCATAGTCGATGACCACGTACCAGGTGCCGTTCTTGTACTTCTCGACGCTGTTCAGTTCCGGGTGCAGGTACACACTGCCACCGGGAATGGTTTCGTCGGCGACCAGGGTTTGCAGCCAGTCGTTAATGCGCTTGACCTCCTGGTCCATAAAGGACTTGGTGAGGTTCTTGGCCATGGCTTTCTGACCGGCCTTGACCAGCTTGCGGCTAATCGCATCTTCGAGGCCGACGTAGCTGATGAACTTGCCGGTGATCGAGCGGTTTCCCAGCAGCGAAAAGCCGCCGAGGATGGTGCGGGCGTAGTAGCTGATGCCGTAGCGGTTGAGCAGATCGCCCTCGGTGGAGTTGTCGAGGATGTTGTATTCCACCACCCGCGAAACGTCCTCGGCGAAGGTCACCTGGTTGCCAGGGCTTTCCCATTGCTTGACCTTGGCGAGGGCCGCGATGGCCAGGCTCGATGGCGACAGGAACACGTTTTTCTTCGCGGCCTTGGAGTACACCGACGGCATGTTGTGGACCAGCAGGCAGCGATCGAAGCCCAACTCCGCGCCGCCCAGTTCCTGGCTATAGGTCACCTGATCGGCAACGGCGGCGTCCTTGCCGTCGAGCACCACACGGGCCTTGATGCGTTTGCCGAAAGAGGCGAATTCGCCGGCCACTGCTTTAGTGCCGGTGAAGCCAGGCGCGCCGATGATGGTCAGATCTTCGGCAACACCGCCCAGCGCGGCGAGACCGAGCTTGCGACCGGTCAGTGGATCGATACCGCCAATGACGTTGTTCAGCGTGTCGGCCGGGGTCGCACCCTCTTCGACGATGACCACGTAGACCGGCACCTTGACCACTTTCAGAATCTGGAACACCGCGTGAAACAGCGTGCCTTCTTCGGTGCCGGTCGGGTCCAGCAGCGCCTGGGTGGTGAAGCTGTTGATGCGAAACGGCGCATTGCGTGGAATCAACGGGTCCGCCTTCGGCGCGGTGCCGATCAGCCCGATGACGTTGTCACCCAGGCCACCCATGGCCTCGGGGGATTCGGTGGCATTGACGGTAATGCCGTTGTGCTCGAAGTTCAAAACCTCAGCCATGGTTATTCAGCCTTCTTGGCAGCGGCCTTTTTGGCCGCAGTGGATGGAGAGGCCGACTCGGCAGCCTCGGTTTTTTTCAGCTCCAGGCGACCGGCGCTGCGCAACGCACTGGCCTCCACATCGAGCAATTGCAATTGCTGACCGACACTCGACCAATGACCCCCTCCGGTGGGGAACGGGACGAGCACGGTGTAGGTTTGGCGTTCTGCCATTTGTGTTTCTCCATGAATGAAAAAGCCCCTTGGGGAAGGGGCTGTTGGTGTGGCGGGGTTTGTTTGGCGCAAAAGAAAACGCCCCGGGGTTCGGGGCGTTTATTCGGTAACGATGAAACTCTCCAGAGGAGGATCATCAAAGCCCTGAGACACGAGCCAGTCAGCCATCCAGGTGTCATTCGGGCTGGTCGGCCATTCACTGTCCAGCGGTGAATGGCCAACGATTTCGACACGATTGAGTTCAACGCCGTAGATCTTCCAGGACTTGAGCGCCGCGACCTCGGTCTCAGTGGCAATGCCCAGATCAAACGCGTTCTGCAAGGTGGCAATCATATTGGTGCTGAACTGCGTCATCAGCGCTTTGCGCTTCGCCGCTTTCCTTTTCAGCGCGACTGCAGTTGCTTCTTCATCAATGACCCATTGATCGTCCTGCCATTTATCGAAGGGGCTTTGCGGCGCTTCAAGCGTATAGCCTTCGGGCAAGTCTCCTAATTCTTCCCACACCTGCGCCTCTGCGGTTTCGGTGCTGTAGACCGTTGAACCACGATGATCCTCTACCAGTTTCCAGCCTGAAGCCGTATCCCTGACCGCCGCTTGTCCCGGAGTTGGCGAGGGAGGCTCGCACTGATAAGCATGCGCGGGGATCAACCAGGTAAAGGGTTCCAAAGGGCTGGGGTCCGCTTGCCCGGTGCCGATGAACTCGGCGGTGACCGGGTGCACATTACAGATTGTCGGTGGTGTGACCTCATCAGCGAGCCACCAGGACACCTCGCCTTCAATGGCCATGCGTTCGTCTGACATTCGCAAAAACTCCAATGTGGTTCTGATTAGTATTTGATACAGGCGAGGAAAGCCGTGTTGAGCGGCCTGGACTCCGTGCCCCCCGAACTGGCGATGGTGATTGAATGGGAGTGATCGCCGTTTGCGCTGGTGGTCGTACCCGCGGAGCCGTACCAGGGTTCATCCCCCCAAATAGCGTTGCCGTCCGTCCCCGGCCCCCGGTCCAAATTGATCCAGATCGCATGGGTATGGGCACCGGCCACCGCCGCACTGGCGGTATGCGCGTGGGCGGCATTCTGGCTGGCCTGGACGCTGCCGAGCCCGCGCCCCGGATCGACGTTGCGCCCGTCATCGAGCGCCCGATCGAAATGCGCACGGGAATCCGGCAGATTGAACGTCGTTGCACCATCTCCCGCGCCGTACAGGGTGCCGATTCGGGCGAACAACGCGGCATAGGTCGTTCTCGACACCGCTGCGCCATTGCGTTTCAAAAAGCCCGCGGGTGGTGTGGCCATCGCGAAGTGCGTGACTTCGCCCACCCGGTCACCCGCTACGCTCAGCGCAAACGCTTCGACCTGCGCCTTGGTGTAAACATCAGTCAACCCGTAACCCGCCACCGTGGTTGGGTTGTAGCCCTCGATGGCCCGGCCATACTTGTCGACAGTCAGTCCCCGATAGCTGCCAGGCTGGATTCCGGTCCTGCCCGCGAGCATCTCAAAGCTCAGCGCCGTAGTTCCCAGCGTAAGCGGGCCATTGGTGGTCAGGTGCCAGAGCGAATCACCGTTACTCGCACCCTCTTCAACCATGACCGTCAGGCCAGGCGTCACCTTGGCGCTGCTATTGGCATCGACAGCGCGTGACCAGCCATTGTTGGACGCGACCCAGATGCCGTTGTCCCTGGCCTGCGTCTGGGACGGCAGCAACACACGATCACCCGCGACCACCGCCACACCATCAATCTGCTGCGCGCCACTCAATACAATGTTGCCCGTCGCCGCCACCCGCACCGATTGCTTGCCATCGAGCTTGGCCAGCTCTTCGGCGAGGTAGCTCATCACCCAGGCTCGCGTGGCCTTGACCACCGTGTCGTCGATCAGCAGCGTCACCAACGCCGCGTTGCTGGTCTCGAAAATCGAGCGGATGTAGAACTCTTTGCCCGAGCCGGAAGTGGCCAGCACCGGTTTGAATGACTCCGGGTATTTGACGATGGCATACAGGATGCCGGTGTCTGTCCACAGGCCGGCTTCGCGCACATACCAACCACCGTCCTCTGGCGGGATAGTGACTTCGGCCAGCAGCCAGCTGGGATTCTTCTCGTCCTGGAACAGTGCGTTGAGCGGGCCGCGCCACACTTCGCGCTTGAGCGCGGTGGCGGTTGCCGCCGGGTTGTAGACCGCGCCACCGCCATCGCCAACCGAAATCTGCGACAGTTTGATCGGCACGCCCGCCGCCTTGCAGGCGGTTTCGTAGGCAATCCCTGCATTCGTGAGCAGGGTGTAATAGTCAGCCATTCAGGCCCCCTGAGGATAAATTGTGGATGTTTCGACGCTGTAGAGCCCGGCAGCCATGAAAGCCACGCCCGACGTTTCCAGCCCTTCGATAACCACGGGATAAACCGTGGTCAGTTCGCCACACACCGTCGCTGCACCTATGGAGTGACTGCCGAAGGCACTCAAGCCGACAGAGACTTTCAAGGTGTCACGCTCGCTTTTGGCATCAGCCAGACGTCGGTCGAGACGTGCATCGATCTCTTCGCTGTAGGGCTGTTCGGTGAACGCCCTGACGGAAAAGCTGTAGGGCTGGCCAATGGGTGTTTGCTCGTACCAGGCCCGGACCTCGGGTGTCAGACGCAAACCCTTGGCGGCGTTTTCCAGTGCCAGACGGGTGCCGGCCTGACGCGCCGTGGGCCAGGCCAGCTCAACGGTCAAGCGCTTTTCCGCTTCGGCCGCTGTCGTACTCCACTCGCTGACACCACGATCCGCCGCCAGATAGGGCAGGAACGCCGAGGGCGTGGCCGCCGGGTTCATCAACTCGGGAAACGGCGGCGCAATGCGATCAAGCAAGGTGCCGAACCCCAGGTCGAGCGCCTTTTCCAGCGCAGAGCTATTGGCGGGTAACAGGCTTGGATAAGGTCGTGAGTCACTCATAGCGTGAGCACCTCCACCTCGACGCCGGTGCAGTAAGGCGCTTCGAATGCCGTCGTCACGATGGGCTCGAGCGGTTCGAGAATCTCAAGTTGAACCGCTCCGGCGCTGTGCAACGTGTAGTCGATCCAGCTCGGATCAACCCGCCCTTCGAGGCGATGACAGCTGTCTGCATAGGATTGCAGTTGCTGTTGCGCGGCGAGTTTCGTCAGCCCTGAATCCGGACCGGCGTTGATTCGCACGACGACGCGAATTTTGTATTGTTTGATGTGCGCGCCTTGCACCGTGACCCGATCGGTTTCCGGCCTCACATCCGGTCGCTCGAAATGCCGGCGCACGCCTTCAAGCAGTGCCTCCGGCGCCGTGCCATCGCCTTCCCGCGAAAGCACCGTGACCATCACTTCGCCGGGGCCGGTGCGTCGCCCATTGCCATCCTTGACCTGCGCGGCAAAACCGTCTGGATCAAAGGTGTAAGTGACCGTCACCTTCCCCGCTGCCGCCGCATCCACCTTCACCACCGGGCGCTCGCCCAGGGTGAAGACCTCACGGCGATACTGCATGCGCGAACCTGCGGCCGGCGCGTGGGGGGCCAGGTAGTAGCGCAGACGAGCGTCGTCGTCGCTCTCATGGACCGGTGCAATCGGTGGGAACGCCGCCGGATCACCCGGATCGAGCAATTGACGTTCAAGGCCCATGTCCGCCAGACGGGCATCCAGATTGCTGCCCGTCGCCCACCACGCCAGCATCTGTTTGATGCGAACGTTGTATTTGCGTTCGTGCAATTGCAGGCGCACACAAAAAGCTTCGAGGGCCAGGGTCAGCAGTTCGCTTTCATTTTCCAGGCTGGCCTTGAGTTTGACCGCACTCTCGGGAGCGCGGGGGCCGACGTATTCGAGGACGAAGGTCTTGAATTCAGCCAACAGATCTTCGAACGTTTCGACCGTGACGATCGAAGGCTCGGCCAACTGATTCTGACCCGGTATCAACATACTCATGTCACCACCTCGAACGTCTGGTTTCGGTTTTTCCACGTGCCAGCGAAGCGCAGCAACAAGCCGGCGCCCAGTCGACTGGCAACAATGACCTGCGGCAGGAAATCGCCGATGCCGTTCTGGCTGTTGTAGAACGCCTGGGCCGCGTGACTCTGGGCCAGGATCAACAGGTCGTCGCCGAGGTTTTGCCCCAACAACTGCGGGATGGCCGAACCATACAAAGGACGTTTCTGCCGTGTGCCCAAAGGCGTGGTCAGCGCCCGGGTTGCGCGTTGCACGAACTGCGGCCAGTCGTCGACCGCCGCGCCGGTGTTTCTATCGATTCCAATCATGGGAGCACTCTTCAAGCGGTACTGATCACGCGACCCTGGTGATCCACCAGCGGGCCGCTCAGGTGCACACCGGATGCGTCGAGTCGCAACCCGACCGCCCCCAGTTGCAGTTCGATGGCCTCGGGCGCCATGGCCAGCCGCGCCGGGCCGATCTTTAACTCGAGCGCCTGGCGATTACCGTTGAATGTCGCCGGGCCGTTGCTCCAGTTCAGCGTATGGCTGGCGTCGTCGTAGGCGCTTTGTGTGCCGTCGCGATAGAGGCGACGCGTCAACGAAGCCTGGGCCGAGACCGGCGGAAATTGATTGCCGTTGAGCCCGAACAGCGCAACGGATTGAGCACCGCCCTCACCGCCGCCATGGTTCAGCAACAGGCATTGCTCGCCCAAGGTGGGAATCCGCGACTCGCTCTGCGCCCCGGCGCTGGGATTGAAAAAACGAATGGCCGGCGTCAGCAGTTCACCGTGGCTGACGCGGCAGGTATTGCTGGCCGCATCGACCTCTTGGCACACACCTATCCGGCACACGCTGTCGGTACGTCGGTGCAGGTCTTCGAGCTCTGCCTCCATCTCCGCCAGGCGCTCGATGATCGGCCCGAGTTGCAGGCGTAAAAGGGCATCGAACATGGCTTAGCCCTCCAGTTCGGTGTATTGGTCGGGGTCGTCAATGTTCGAGACTTCCCAAGTGCGGGCGTATTTCGCGATGCCGACCGGGTCGTCCAGCAGAGGTGTTCCGAAGTAAAGCGTCTGGGTGAAGGTCAGGGTCCAGGCGGGGAACGACTGTGTACCGCTGACGAAGGTCGAAGGGATTGCGTCGAGGGTCGACGGCAAGCCACATTGATCGCCCGGCAGCTCCCACAGGTTGTCCGTGACAAAATCTTTGAGCACGCTGGTCAGATCGCAGGCCGCCAGTTGCGGATCAGCAGATTCGGGGTGCACCACTGCTTTCAGCGAGACAGACAGAACATGAGCGATGCGGCCATCAGCGGCACGGCTGGCCGTGGCATCACGTTCAATGGCAATCAACACCCAGGGCTGTGCGACGACATCGGTAAAGTCTTCACGACTGCCGACGTTGATGCCGGGTACTGAGCGGCGTAACGCCTCGACAATGGCAACCACCAGTTGCGAGGGCTTATCGATGATCGGGGGCATAAAAACTTCCTGTTCATGCGTCGTTGGATGGATTACTGGTCCGGGCGGCTGTCCCGGGGCGGTACTTCGCAAACGCCGATACGCTTGGCCGCCCAGCGCTCATAAAGCCCGATGGCCACATCCGCCCCGGCCATGGCCGTGAGGCAACCAAAGGCGCCGGCGGCCCAGATCGACATGCCGGCGGCGTACAGCAGCAGGATCGCCGAGACCCCGCAGACCATGCAGGCGCCGGAGCGCAAGGCCAGGCGTCGCAGCAATGACCAGCCGCGGGCGCCCTCTTTGTCGGCACGCCACATTTCGCCGGACACCCCGCCCACCAGGGCGAGGACGATGACCAGCCAGATCGGCATGTCCAGCAACGCTTGTTGCTCGTTTGTCATGTCACGCCTCCTGGGGTGATTGATGAGGGATAGGTGTTGGGTTGAATCGATGTCTCATGTGTGCCTGTCAGGTAGGCATTCCAAAAAGCCCGGGGTCGCCGGGCTTTTCAGTAATGCGGTCCTTCGCCTTCATCTGTCTGACGGTGAGAGATGAAGTCGACCTTTCGGCGCTACTGGCGCGGTACGGGTCCTTTCATATTGTTTTTCCGACCGCGGTCCCTGCCCGCCGGATAACTGCTTCTGGTGCTTTACGCTGCACACCCGGGTCAGTTGCCAACCCTCTGAACCGTTGAGGCCGGTTCATCGCTGCCTTTTTGTGGTGGATCTAAAGAGCTTCGTTGCCAGCCGCTTTGTTGAGCGGCTTGAGACAAAGAATATGCATCACTGCATATACAGTCAATGCATGAATGCATTTATTTATGCGCAACAAATGCACCTGCGCATCGAATGTTCCAAAAACAAAGGCGCCTGCAGCTTTTTGAAGGCGAAAAAAAACCCGCCAATGGGCGGGTTCTATCTGACAGTGAGGTGGTTAACGGGCGTACATGCCCCACCAGAAGACGTGACCGAGGATCACGATTTGCTCTTCCTGCATTTCCTGGAAGCTGTAGTCCTCGTCCGGGTGCTCATCGCGATTGAAGCTGCGCAGTCGAATCCCGGTCGGCAGCCGATAAAGCTGTTTCACCCGTAGCTGGCCGTTATGGTTGATTGCGTAAAGATCGCCATCAATGATGTCGCCAATCCCGCATTTGCCGGCATTGACCCCAACCGTTGCCCCATCGCGCAGCACCGGCAACATGCTGTTGCCGCGCACGGTGACGCATTTGGCCTGGTCGAACTGCACACCATTATGGCGCAAGCTACGCTTGCCGAAGCGCAGGCTGGAGCGCTCGCTTTCTTCGATGACGAATCTTCCTGAACCCGCAGCCAATTCAACCTCGCGAAGAAAGGGGACCGACACCTCGTCGTCATCGATGGGGGTATCGTCGTCCCACAGACTTATATCCTTGAGTTCCGAATGCAGCTCTGCACGTCCGCCAGCCGCTGCGGGCGCGACGTCGGCGCGGCCACGTAACTGGTCGGTGCTCACGGCGAAGTACTCGGCGATCTTCGAAATGTGTTTATCCGAAGGGTCGACGATCTTCCCGCTGAGAATCCGCGAGAGTGTGGATTGAGGCACGCCGGTACGACGGTGTAGCTCCGTGGGGGAGATCCCGTGCTGATCGAGCAGCGCTCTTAATACGGTAGAAACATTGCGTTTTTGCATAACGCGCATAGTGCTTGTTCTTTTGCCGGGAGGCAAATGCAGATTCGCATTAAAAACGCATAAGCAGCGCGTAAACCCGCGGAAACAGACCGCGTGGCGTTCGTGCCTGCGTCCGGCAGACCGCCCATGTTAATCTTGCGCCCATTGCGGAAAAGCCGGGCCGATGCCCCTCTTTTGCCCCACACCTTTCGACGAGTTTTCCGATCCCCAATGAATAAAGCACTCTCCGACCTGTCCTCCCACACGCCGATGATGCAGCAGTACTGGCGCCTGAAAAACCAGCACCCCGACCAGTTGATGTTCTACCGCATGGGTGACTTCTACGAGATCTTCTATGAAGACGCGAAGAAGGCCGCCAAGTTGCTGGACATCACCCTGACCGCTCGCGGGCAATCGGCCGGGCAGGCAATTCCGATGTGCGGGATTCCTTACCATGCCGCCGAGGGTTATCTGGCGAAACTGGTGAAGCTCGGCGAGTCGGTGGTGATCTGCGAGCAGGTCGGCGACCCGGCCACCAGCAAAGGGCCGGTGGAGCGTCAGGTGGTGCGGATCATTACGCCGGGGACAGTGAGCGACGAAGCGCTGCTGGACGAGCGCCGCGACAACCTGATCGCAGCCGTGCTGGGGGATGAGCGCCTGTTCGGCCTGGCCGTGCTGGACATCACCAGCGGCAATTTCAGCGTGCTGGAAATCAAGGGCTGGGAGAACCTGCTGGCAGAGCTGGAGCGGGTCAATCCGGTGGAGCTGTTGATCCCCGACGACTGGCCAAAAGATCTGCCGGCGGAAAAACGCCGTGGGGTTCGCCGTCGCGCGCCGTGGGATTTCGAACGCGACTCGGCGTTGAAAAGTCTTTGCCAGCAGTTTTCCACCCAGGACCTCAAAGGTTTCGGCTGCGAGAACCTGACCCTGGCCATTGGCGCCGCCGGTTGCCTGCTGGCCTACGCCAAAGAAACCCAGCGCACCGCCCTGCCCCACTTGCGCAGCCTGCGCCATGAGCGTCTGGACGATACCGTGGTGCTGGACGGCGCCAGCCGTCGCAACCTGGAACTGGATACCAACCTCGCCGGCGGCCGTGACAACACACTGCAATCGGTGGTCGATCGTTGCCAGACCGCCATGGGCAGTCGCCTGCTGACCCGCTGGCTGAACCGTCCGCTGCGCGACCTGACCGTTTTGCTGGCACGCCAGAGCTCGATCACCTGCCTGCTCGACGGCTACCGTTTCGAAAAGCTGCAACCGCAACTCAAGGAAATCGGCGACATCGAGCGGATTCTCGCGCGGATCGGCCTGCGCAATGCTCGCCCGCGGGACCTTGCACGCCTGCGGGATGCCCTCGGCGCACTGCCTGAGCTGCAAGTGGCAATGACCGAACTTGAAGCTCCGCACCTCCAGCAACTGGCGACGATCACCAGCACCTACCCGGAACTGGCCGCGTTGCTGGAAAAAGCCATTATCGATAACCCGCCAGCGGTGATCCGTGACGGCGGTGTGTTGAAGACCGGTTACGACAGCGAACTCGACGAACTGCAATCGCTCAGCGAAAACGCCGGGCAGTTCCTGATCGACCTCGAAGCCCGCGAAAAGGCCCGCACCGGCCTGTCGCACCTGAAGGTCGGCTACAACCGCATCCACGGTTACTTCATCGAATTGCCGAGCAAGCAGGCCGAATCCGCCCCGGCCGATTACATACGGCGCCAGACCCTCAAGGGTGCCGAGCGTTTTATCACTCCGGAACTCAAGGCTTTCGAAGACAAGGCACTGTCGGCCAAGAGCCGTGCCCTGGCCCGCGAGAAGATGCTCTACGAAGCACTGCTCGAAGACCTGATCTCGCAATTGCCGCCGCTGCAAGACACCGCCGGCGCACTGGCCGAGCTGGACGTCTTGAGCAACCTGGCCGAACGTGCGCTGAACCTCGACCTGAATTGCCCGCGCTTCGTCAGCGAGCCTTGCATGCGAATTACCCAGGGTCGTCACCCGGTGGTCGAACAGGTTTTGACCACGCCATTCGTGGCCAACGACCTGAGCCTTGACGACAACACGCGCATGCTGGTGATCACCGGTCCGAACATGGGCGGTAAATCCACCTACATGCGTCAGACCGCGCTGATCGTATTGCTGGCGCACATCGGCAGCTTCGTGCCGGCGGCCAGTTGCGAATTGTCGCTGGTTGACCGGATCTTCACCCGGATCGGCTCCAGTGATGACCTGGCCGGTGGCCGCTCGACCTTCATGGTCGAAATGAGCGAGACCGCCAACATCCTGCATAACGCCACCGAGCGCAGCCTGGTGCTGATGGACGAAGTCGGACGCGGCACCAGTACTTTCGACGGTTTGTCCCTGGCCTGGGCCGCCGCCGAGCGTCTCGCGCATTTGCGTGCCTACACGCTGTTCGCCACCCACTACTTCGAACTGACCGTCCTGCCGGAGGCCCAACCGCTGGTGGCCAACGTGCACCTCAATGCCACCGAGCACAACGAACGCATCGTGTTCCTGCACCACGTGCTGCCGGGGCCTGCGAGCCAGAGCTATGGCCTGGCGGTGGCACAGTTGGCCGGCGTACCGAGCGAAGTGATCGTGCGTGCCCGTGAGCATCTGAGCCGGCTGGAAGACACCGCTCTGCCCCATGAAGCGCCGAAGCCTGCCAAGGGCAAACCGGCCGCGCCGCAACAGAGCGACCTGTTCGCCAGCCTGCCGCACCCGGTGCTGGATGAACTGGCCAAACTCGATCTGGACGACATGACACCCCGTCGTGCACTCGAAATGCTCTATACACTAAAGACACGGATCTAA